ATTATTAGTTGCTATGGAGAAACTGACGCTAGAGTTGAGGTTACACCAGGTGATTCAATGTCAGCAATCAAAGATGCATATCTAGATAGAATGGCAATATATGATATGTTGTTTAGAACTAACGCCGAAATGTATGAAGCATTTTTAGAAAAGTTTGGATATGATAAAAGGTTTCGTACCACTAGGACCAGTTGAAAAAGGACAATGGATTATACAAGCCAGTGTCTATAAAGATCGCATCTTAGTTACAATGTTTAATTACACAAATGCAAATTGCTATACGCAATATTTGAGTAATGAATACGAAGCTAATATGTTTATAGAATATGTTTTAGAAAAAGGATAGATTATGAGTAATATTATGTGCTACCAATTGATGAATGGACAAGACATTATTGGTGAAGTCAGTGAAGGTGTAAAACCAAATGAAATGGTTATGCGTAACCCAGCAGCTATTCATTTAGTTCCATCGCAGACTGGTGGTAACCAATTCGGTATTGCATTAATGCCTTATGCACCATACGCAGATTTTAATAAGATCACTATTAAAATGGATAAGGTCTCTGTTGAGTTTGAACCAACAGTTGAACTGCGAAACAATTATAGTAAGATGTTTGGAAGTGGAATTGAAATTGCCAACGTTATGCCACGATAATCCCTGTACAACGGGACACGATTGTGATATAATAGAGGTATGGAATATTACACGAACTTAAGCCGCTATGGCAACTCTCTACTCTACCGCGGGTACAAAGATGGAAAACGGATGCACGTCAAGGTTCCGTTTTCTCCAACTCTTTATGTACCGGTAGAAAAACAAACAAAATTTAAATCATTAGATGGTAAGTACGTAGAACCAGTAAAACTGGAAACTATGCGTGAAGCTAAAGAATTCATGGAGCGATACAAGGACGTATCAAAC